CGCCTGACCTTGCGCCAACATATTGGTAACATAAGGTGCAGCCCAAGAAGATAAACCCGCAGAGGAAGTACCGCCCGCTGAAGGAAGAGCAGAAGCTGCTGTGCCCGTTGTATTTGGTAGTGCGGTGTTATCAGTAGTCGCCATGATCAATCCTTACTTGGGTAAATACTTTTCTGCCTTGGTATCGGCAGCTACGTTTTCGGTAGTCTTCTTCCTAGCATGTTGGATTTTCTCCATCATAGCGTAAAGTTTGCGAGCCCCTGCATCGCTTGATCCATTACCGATTTCAGAAACAATCCGAGCGGGGATTACAAATTCTCCGTCGGCCAAAGCAGCTTTTTGATGCCCACCTATGGTTGCAGGGATGGAGTCAGATACGCCATCACCGGGGCCTTTAAGCATTCTACCTCCGTCAGAATACGTACCAAGCGAACCAATACCGCCACCACCAGCGTACATCATGCCACCATCTGCAGCATACGTAACAGGATTAAAGTAGTTGACGTTGTTGGCCCCAGCAGCAGGAGGAGCTACTCCTGTTTGAGTACGAGTAGCTTTGAGCGTAGGAATTCCACCAGTATATACACCAGAATTAGCTGCACTGGAACCACCTTTGGTCGCCGATAGCAACGCAGCCAGTAAAGCAATAAGCCCAGTTGCTCCTAAACCGTTGGTATTGGGGGCAGGAGTTAATCCGGGGTTTGGAGTACCAGATGGTAGGGTAGGAGAACCTGCGGGAGCAGTTACAACATTTCCACTTTTATCAGTTGTAGTTACTAAAGGAGGAGAAGTTATATTGCTTCCGGGTGTCTTAACATCTGTAGTTGGCGTTACAACGGTATTGGGGGATACTACCGCTGAATTACCTGACAAATTTGGGTTATTAATAAATGAATTAGGGTTCCCCAAAGCAACTGTTGGGGTATTGGGCATCCCAGTTTTGGCGTTAATACCAGCGTTGTCAGGTATAAACCCAGAAGCGGTTAAAGTACCGCCTGTACCTGCTTGAACAGTACCATCTGCATTAAACTGAGGAGGGATATAGGTACTAAGCCCTTGGCCTCCACCCGTAGGGTCTAAATTAGGCCCTCTAGCAGCAATATCTGTAATTGAACCAAATCCTGTACCTGTAAGTGGATCAACACCTGCAGTTGTACCTGCAAGACTATAATTTGCATTGCCTGAAGTATCGACTGAATTTAATGAAGGATTGGTAGCAGCTAAGCCTGTCGTATCTACTTGGTCTGCAGTTACTACCCCAGTTTGTGTTGGGCTTATAGAGTAAAGATTAGAGCCGTCAATTGTTTTAATAGGTTTGGCAAAAGTTGAAGGAGGTAAAGAACTAGCCCCAGAAATATTACCAAGTGTGCTGCTTAAGTTAGCAATATCACTAAGTGTTTGTGAGTCTAAACCAGAAATTGAAGGGACAACAGAAGCAAGCGTATCTATAGGCGTACCTAAATCAGCAATCGCCCCAAGGTTTAAATTGCTACCACCACCGTTGTCTGATGGAGAAGTAAAAAGTTGAGATGTATCAACAAAACCTAATGAGGATGGATCAATTGAAGATGTTGAGGACATTATGTGGTACTCCCTGTCGGTTTAGCCGATGCTTTATTGGCGGCCATTACTGCATTCATTAGGTCAAATTGATTAATAGGTGCCCCTTGCAAAATCTTGGGCAATACTGTAGAAAGCGCAGACGTTAGTGTACTCGGAGTCCCTGATGGGATCAAGGAACTTGCCGCTGTATTTAAGGCCGAACCTGTCAAACTTCCCAATATAGCGTTCTCTATATTTGCTGGGTTTCCAACCGCCGCAGTTGTGGCTGCAGTTGCTGCTCTAGGTAGCGCAGTATTCGCAAAGTTATTTGCTGTGGCCCCAAGCCCAATATCAGTCCCTTTTAACGCATTACTAACGGTTGAACCAGCTAAATTGCCTAGACCACCTGCAAGAAAACCTTTACCAATATCCCCACCTGTAAGCCCAGATAAACCTCCACCCACAATACCAGAAGCAAGAGCTGAGCCAGCCGTAGCACCAAGACTATCTGTCAAAGCCCCCGCCAAACCACCGCTAAGATAAGTAGCAAGTGCGCCCAAACCCAAACCAGCTACCGGGCCTAGTTCTTGCATAGTATTGGAAACAAACCCCCCGTGGGATGTGTCAACTTGAGGGATTGCTTTACCTGTAGCATCCCATTGACCCCAATACTTAACTTTCCCATTATCTATAGGGTTACCACTAGCATCAGTGGGGAATACGGGTTGGGCTGCTGAATATCCTGTTAACTGACCTGTGGAGTCATAGTTGGCAGTAACTTTTACTTTTGGATCCCAGCCAGCAGGGGTGGCAATTTGTTTTTGGTAAATGGTGTTTCCGTTGGCATCTTCACCTGCAGTGATGCCTTGTTTCATCAAGTTGCTTGTGTCTACGACATTACCTGTACCTGTTGTAACGTTACCTGTGCCATCATCCATTGTTTGGGTGATTGTTTTAGTCGGCAGGGTTGTAGGTGCTTGTGACAACATATTTTTGTCTAAGCCAGAGAAAGTCTCAAACGTGGACAAATTTGTCCCGTTGCTGGACATCTGCATCAACTGATTAATCTGCTGCAATTGGGGGGCAAATTGACTAGCCAAAGCTGGATTATTCTGGGCTAAATTCTGCATTTGTTGGTAATTGCCAAGAATATCAGAAGCCGATCCTGTACCAGACTGTGCGTTCTTAAACGCTTCGCTAAACTGCAGATTAGGCAATACACTTTGTAGCTGGGGCAAAATACCACTAAATAAAGATGCAACTGTTGGGTTGTTCTTAGCTTGATTCAACAAGTCTTGGACTTGTGAAGAAGTGGCTGCATTGGGATTAGCCGAAAGAGTTTTTAAGTCAGATTGAAAGTTTCTGGCTGGGTCTAAATAGTTGGTAACATCACTTGTTTTCATGCCAAGAGCATTGGCATACTGAGCATCCGTAATACCGTATTGGTTTGCAGCTTGCAGTGCAGTCGCTGTTCTTTGTGCGTCGGTTACCCCCGGCTGCATCAACGAAGAAGCAATATTTTTTACACCCGTTTGGTAGTTATTAAAGATACCTTGAACAGCCGTTGGATCCATACCCGTAGTTTTAGCTACGTCAGCAGCACTAAGCCCGTTTGCATTTGCTGCATTGGTGATGGTTGCGGCTTGTGCCATGCCATCTTTGGGGTTGCTAGTAACTGCATTGTTGATAAAGTTCGTCATCTGATTTTTGTAATCAGACAAATCGTTCAATACATTACTCGCCCCAAAAATACCACCTAAAGTACCCATTGAAACATTATTGGCTTTGGCAGCTTGAACAATATTGTTTTCTTTTTGAAACTGATTCAGATTGGGGTCATTCATAATCCCCGTTACGTACTGCGTAATCTGATCTGTTGTGACAGGAGTTGCACTCACAGGAGGCGGTGCATACCCCGTAGTATCTAAAGTACTTGGTGCTGGAGCAGGAGCGGGCGTAGGCGCAGCAGGGGCATCGGGCGCAGCAGGGGCAGGAGCAGCAGGGATACTTAATCCCGCAGCCGACGTATCAAACCCCGGAAAATACTGCGCTACGTCTGCTTGTGTGACCCCCATACTGCTAGCCATACTCTGCAAATCGGGACTACCCGATTGGTATGCAGCTTGTAATTGGTCAGCTTGGGATTGGTCGATAGCCATTACACAGCCTCTCCACCGCTAATCGTAATAGTTAGCCCTGCATTAGAAGCCTTGACTTGAATAGTAGCGCTAGTCGGCAAAACCTGCACCCCAGCATAAGAGAATGTTGTGTTAGCTGCCACATTTTGAGTGTAAAAAAGCGCATTCCCTGTGCCAACTGACCCGCCTGTGGGGACAATATGCAAATTAAATGTAAGTGCACCACCTGTAGTATTGCAAACGTCAATCTGCTTCATATACGTCCTAGTCGGCGTGGTTGCGTTGGTTGGAACTGTGTATAGCGTAGCATAGCTAGTTGTTAGCGCAGCTTGTGCTATTTGCACTGGGGTAACGTTTTGATAGTTTGACATTAGACCCCCAGCCAAATTAAAGTTTGATTGGTGGAAATTTGATCAATCGACACTGCATTGATATTATCTAAGTTTGTGAAATACAAACGAAGCACCTTGTTGAGGTTATCAATATAAGCTGGAGTAAATTGCGCAGGGGGCAACGGCAAGTTGGGGGAAACTGCTTTGTTTGGGATGCTCATGTGTTACCCCTTCTACCATCAGGTTGAACTTCAATTCTTGGTGTACCCAACTGCCACTGCTGACCTAGCTGGTTACCTTCAACTTTAAATATGATTTGACGGCCACGTAAACGAACAAAGACTTGTCCAGTGAATTGCTCAATAGGTGCAGTGGCTGTGCGTGTAACCGTAGCAAGATTGCTACCACCTTGCGACTGAGGAATATTGTAGCCGGAACCCGAGTTCTGCATGGGGATCAAACTCATGGTCACGTAGGGATTTGACGTAGTTGATTTGCGGAATGTTATGTCAGGTAGTATCCGTTTAATAAATGCAAATTTATCTCCATCGTCAGCATCAAACTCAGCGGAAGTGATATAGGAGTCCATTGCAACTGGGGTTCCGTTGATGTTGTCGTCAGTACCGAATTCATGATACACCAGCGTATTAGCATAAGTTGCAGCCAAAGGATAAGTAAGTTCAGTCGAATCAATCCATGCAGTCCTAGCCATAGAACCGTAGTACCAAATATCGTCAAGATAGTTGTACACAACATATCTGTTAATTGTGTTGCTATTTGCTGAGCAATAAAACCACCAGACTTCGTTGTAGCCTTCATTAGTGCCAGAAAAGACTTGCTGACTTTGGTTTAGATTGATATCTGCATAAATGTATTCACGCAAGTCACAACGCAGTGTCGAAGTCGCACCATTGTATTTATAGAATTTATCTACGCCCATCCAGTAGGATACGCCAGAAGCAAGCACGGCTGCATTTTGACCAAGAATAGAAATGTTATCTCCAACGATGTTATCGCTCCACACTGCGGGTGTACCAACGTATTGGAATGAATAAACGGAGGTATCCGTCCAGACAATAATTTCTTGCCTGTTTTGCACGCAAGTAATGATTTGAGACCCACGAGAAAGCTGAATACCGCCCGCTTGATTGGTAGCCGAAGGTGTCCACATGGTCACAGATTCTTGATCAGACCAACGAACCAGCATAGGGTTTTGTGTAGAGCCGCCCAATGGGTTACAACCAAATGCAAACACAAAGCGACTAGCATCGGAGACAAAGACAAAATTAGTAACAGTCGGTACATCTGAAGCTCCCGACAAAGTTGAAATGTTTTGACCCGGAGTGCCTGTACCCCCTGCGTATGACCAATAATAAATAGCCCCACCCCTAGGTGCAAAGACTAAATCTTGGCCAAAATTAGATTGACTCCATATGCGTATATTTGCATAGCTGGTAGTGCCTGTACCCCAAGGCCCTAAACCCCAACCACCCGCACCCCAACCCACTAGAGGAACTTCGGTCGCTGGGCCTACATTGATTTGGTAAGTAGCAGTGACTGTGCCGCCATGCCCAGTATCGCTTGAATTGGCTGTAGCCGTGGCAGTGAAGGTATAAGTATTGGCATCCACCACTGTAACTTGGTATTGCTGATTGAGCACAGCAGCCGTGATGTTTCCACCTAAGCTCGTAGCCCCAGCAAAAGTAACAAAATCCCCTGTAACTGCTCCGTGAGCAGTAGCGGATACGCTAATAGTGGAAGAAGATGCCGTCGCTGTAAACGGATTTGTTAAAGTTGCTGAGCCCCGAACGGGTGTAATATCGTAAAAAATACCACCCTGCAGCACATAAAACTTCAGGTTTGTCCCCACACCGACCAAACTTTGACCGCCTAATGTAGCCCAGTTGAACAAAGAACGGCATACACCTTGATAAGTATACGTAGTTGCTGGGGCCCAGCCACCTAATTTTTCAGGAAAACCTTGGCGAAAACGGACATTTTGGGATTCATACCAGCCAGCAACAACATTAAAACTGGGTGCATTTGTACCCACTTGCTCAGAAGTGTATTGGGTTTGTTCCCGATTAACACCGGGCCGGAATCGAATGGACTTGACTGGCATGGTTTATTGTCCCATTAACTACCCAAAACGGCAAGAGCGTGTTGAGTCAAATTTTTGCGTTCCTCAAGCCCAAACGTACCCCCATTTATGCGTTTTGTTAACCCTAGCCAATTCTCCGCCTCGGCTAGTTCATTGCATCCGTGGGTCTTCCAAAACCACCCAGCAGATAGGGCAGCATACATAGGTGTCGCAACAAGTTGCGGGTTCATCACAAAATCCTGACCCACTGCTTGTCCAAAGTGCCAGTAGTTATCATGAAATGTGAGCTGGATACAGCCTCTTCCGTGGAAGCGATGCCCGTCCCCTGAAGCTTCATCTCGATTACCGCCTCGATTGGCGTAAATTCTGTTGGCAATCTTCTCAGGCTTGTGGGCGTAAAGCTCAACTTCTCCCGGCTGGAACTTGTGACCAAATTTTGCTTGAAGGATTTCGGCTCGATAGTTGAGGTTTTCTTCCAGTGTTTTGAAATGGTTGCACTCGTGAGAGCACTGTCCGATAAAAGCTGCCTGCTTTTTGACATCGTTTACCCCAAACGTAGCAAAGGTTGTAGTCAATGGCTCAGACCATTCCGCACCTATCCCAAGCGCATGGAGCTTCTCAGGGCTTAACATTGACCATCTCCCTTACTTTTTGGTAGGTGTCGATACAAGCGTTGAGCTGGGTGATGGCGATGTCTCCGTCTGCTGCGATGGCTGCAATATCTTTAATAGCCTGTCGCTCAGATTGGCCGTCATTGGTTGAATCTCCTCTGGGAGAGGTGGCATCTGTGGGGGTTTGAACGGCACAACTGGTGGGGAGGCGCAACTCGCCAGAGTCAATCCTAGAATTAATATTAGACTGCTTCGTTTTAACATCATTTCTCGCCTTTACAAGTGCAGTGGTTACGCCCGAGAGCTTCTTGTTCAGCTCGGCTTCTTTGGCACGAGCTTCGTCATTAAGTCGGATAATTTCTGCTTGATCTTCTGCAACGCGTTCTTGATAACCTGCATGGTGTCCATAAAAATATACTCCTAAGACGGCGCAAATAGCGCCAATGATGAACCAAGGATTGAGGAAACTAAACATTTACACTAGCCCTCGCATGTGCCATTCTCTCACGTTCCTCATCCGACTCCAATACTGGGGGGCCAGACGGGGGTGGAGGAGGTGTCCAAGCTGTTCCGGGGTCTATACTAAACCCAGCCATCGAGTTGTTGCCTGATTGCATAGCCATAGGTGAATACCCCATAGGTTGACCCATCATTTGTTGACCCATGCAGGGATTAAACGGCATGGGCGGTGGGGATGGAGGAACGCTAGATTTGCCCGTTAAAACCAAACTGACCACGGTGAATATCTGTGCCATAGCCATAGAAAGAATAGCTAAGATAGCTTTGTCAGCAGGAGCTTCAGTAAATAAAGGCTGTTCAATAAAAACAATACTGTATGAAAACAGCACTGTTACGAGGACAAGAATAAAACAAAACGTCTTTAGGATAAACGCTTTGGTCTCGATGTCTACTTGTTCAGGGGTTTTGTGTGCCATTTTTCGGTTTATTAAAAAATTCGGGGCAATTTTGCGAAGCAACGCAGAGAGGCGGTTTACAGTCTTCCGCATTCCAGTTTTTAGGGTCTTGGCAATGATAGCGATATCTGTCTTCACAGGACACCAACAAAAGAGTTAATAGCAACCACTTCATTTTCCTTCAATCCTTGCAAGAGCTTTGTTGACTCTGATCTCCATCATCTTGATGTCTATGTACA